GCCGCGAGGGCGAGCACCGTTTCGAGTCCCTCGCCGAACGCGGCGATGTGCTCGCGGACTTTCGCCACGTGCAGGATGTCGAGCGCGCCGATCGTGTCCGCAGAAATGTTCACCAGGTCGGACGCGTACAGGTACGTCGGCGTCTGCGAGATCGTGAGCATGTCCCGCACGTCCGAAGCGTGCTCCTTCAAGAAGCCGGTCAGGTCGGTCGCGTCGAGCTGCCCGAACTTCGTGTTCTCGCCCTCCGACGCCCACACCGCGGACGGCGACGGCTCAAACGGCTGCTCGATCAACGTGATCTTCCCGGTCGCGGGGTCGGTCTTCTTCGCGAACCGGTGCCCAGTGACGAACTTCTGCCGGAACCCCGAGTACCTGCTCGCGGCCATGCGGTTCAGGATCCCGAGGTTCACCCGGTCCTGAATGTCGAGGACACACGCGAACTCCGGCTCGGGGTCCTCGCCGAGATCGGGCATCCGGGCGAACTCGACGAGCGGCAGCCCGCCGAGGTCGTGCAGCTCGCCGTCGTCGCCAGCGCCCTGGTACTCCCACGAGTCCGGGCCCCACGGCAGCCGGGAACCCGACCGCTCTCGGGTGCGGTAGGGGAACGACCGGTCGTCGTAGAACACCCGGGCGTACCCGTACCCGTCGATGTCGTCGTGCCACGCTTTCAGCCCGACGTACGGCTCGCCCGTCTCCGGGTCGTACTCGACGATGCACTCGCTCGGGTGCTCCATCGTGATCAGCGGCGAGGGGCGACCGTTCTCCTCCTCCCGGGTCGGGTGCGGGCCGACGAGCATGTACCCGGTGCTCTGCGACATGGCCGTGCGCCACACCAGTTTCTGCCGCGAGTCGAGCCGGTTCTGCTGCCACCAGCGGGACGCGGCATCGTCCGGTTCGCCGTCCGGGCCCGTCACGCCGAGCGCGTTCAGCCGGTGCACGGATGCGTTCGCGATCACCCCGCACAGGTTCGTCCGGCTCTTGCGCTGAAAGTCGACGAACGCCTGTTGGGCGTTCTTCGGCAGCGCGGGCAGCGGCGGCCGCCCGCGGTAGTAGCGCCACCACTCGTCGAGCACGCCCTGCCGCTTGCGCATCCGCCGGCCGAGGCGCAGCAGCATGAAGTCGGGGTTGTCGAGCCCCGGGGTTTCGTCGAGCACAGGTGCCCCCTCCCGGGGTGTCAGAACGTGTATCCGCCCATTTCCTCGGCCTCGACGGCGAGGCCGGCGGCGATCGCGTCGAGGCGGCACTGCCACGCGAGGACGGCGGCGACCGCAGCGTCGATCTTGTTCGGGCTGTCGGGGTTCTCTTTCATGATCTGGATTCCGGACCGGGTCTTTCGCCGGCGAGCGTTGAGCAAGTGCCGGACGAGCGCGGACGACCCGTCGTGTGTGAGCTCGCACTCGGTCAGTGCGGTGTGGAACTTCTCCAGCGCGCGGACGATCAGGGTCGACCGGCCGCCGGTCATCCACCATTCGATGGGATGGTTCCGGGTCGCCTGCACCTGCAGCCGAGGCCCGTACGCCGCTTCCCAGTCCGCGACATGGCTCTCCCACTTCGCCGGGTCGGCATACATGCCGACGACGTCGTACGTCGCGAACGCCTCGGCGACCGCGGCCAGTACCTCGACGACCGGCACCCGCCACTCGACGGGCCGGCCGTCGGTCCCGACCTCGGGCCGCTTCGGCTGCTCCCACACGCCGATCGTGAACAGGTGCCCGTCGCGGAGCCTGCAGCCGATCAGCGCCGTCGCGTCCGTGACACCGCGCGCCCGCTTCCGCGACCCGTCGAACCCGAGCACGATCCGATCGCCGGGCTGCACCGTCTTGCCGAGGTCGGACGCCGCCCGTACCTCGGGCGCAGACAGCCAGGCATCGGACGCGTGCGTGATCTGGTTCAGGAAGTCGGCCCGCAGATCCTGCGGTTCGTTCGAGGTGTCCCAGAACGCTGCGGTGATCCCGTCGATCGGTGACCAGCCGGGCTCGCACGGCGGATCGTGCAGCACGCACCCGTCGGGATGATCTGAGCTGTCGCCGTACGCGTACCGCAGGCCGGCGACGAGCGACGGCTCGTCGGACATGTCCGTGTCCGGCGGCGCCTCGCGGTGGTCGACCAGGATCCCGCGCGCCCGCGACCGGCCGTCGAGGATCGCCTGATAGTCGGCGGCCGAGTGCTCGGCCACCGACCCCTCGCCCGGGGTAAACGCGTTCGGCGTCTCGATGATCGAGCCGCCGATCTTCGTCGCGTTGAACCGCATCGTCTTTGCGAGCTTGATCCCGCCGTTCGACTCTTTCCATTCCTCGGTCTGGTCGAGTGAGGCGAAACAGGCAGGGTCGCCCTTGACCGACGTCGCCGAGGACGTGATCGGGCTGATCTCGCCACGCGGCAGATAGATCACGGTGTCGAGGACATCGAGTCCGTAGTCGGTCGACAGCGACCCGCCCCGCGCCATTTCGAGCAGCGGCAACCAAGTGTTGTCGGTCTGCGCCTCGGTCACCGCGGCGATACGCACGAGCGGGGTACGCACCGAGTGCCACGGCCGGCCGACCGGCTCGCCGTACGCGTCGAATCCGTCGGCGACGACATCGGCGCACGCCTCGGCGAGCGCGATCGCACCGACGAACGGGGACTTCCCCCAGCCTCGCGGCCGGGACAGCAGCGCACGGCGAATGACCCGCTTACCGGTCACCGGGTGCAGTTCGTAGTACCCGATCAGAAAGTCGGCCTGTTCCTGCGTCGGCACGAACGGCTCGCCGTCGTCCCGACCAGGCTGCGCGAGGTTCTGCATCATCCAGTCGAGGACGTAGTAACCCAGCGTCGGGCGCTCGCCCTCGAACTCGGGGCCGCGCCACGGCATGACCGGTCCCCCTACGCTCCGTCGGTCGAGGCTTTCCCGCCCGGCAGTGACCGCAGCTTCGCCGCCCCGTACCGCTCGCGCGCCGACGGCGTGCCCGAACTACCACGGCCCTGGTCGGCGCCGTCCGCCTCGGCGAACACCATGCGCAGCCGCGCCCGGTCCGCCGGTGTCGCGCCGAACGCCGCGACCCGCAGGCGCAGCTCGGACGCGGCCGACAGATCGCCGGACCACAGCCGTGCGTGGATCAGGGCGGTGTCGAGCAGGAACTGCCAGTCGGACGAGCCGAAGTGCTCGGCCTGCGGCGACTCGATCCACATCGCCCACCACTCGCGGGTTCGCTCGGGCCACACGAACTCCACGAGGTCGCCGTCGCGCTCGATGCGGAAGTCGGGGAGCTCGGGCGCCTCGGCCCGCTCCCACCTGAGAACGGTCTGCGGGATGACGTCCTTGTTCCGGCGCGCCTTCCGCCCGTCGGGCTTCGGCGCCGGGCCCATACCTGCCATCACTGGCCCCCCATCTCGCCCCGGACCTCGGCGCACAGCCGCCGGTCCTTGTCGAAGTGCCATGAGTAGCTGGAAAGCCCGCACTGCCTGCAGCGCGGAGGGTCCTCGTAGCCGGGACCGCCGAACCGGTGCCCGCCGTTCACTGCGGCCTCGCGGTTGTCCGCCTGCAGGTCAGCGAGCGCGCCGCTGAGCTGGCAGACCATCTCGGCGATCTGCGCACGGAACCCGTCGAGGTCCGCCTCGACCCGCAGGCGCACCGGGTACCCGTCCGGGCCGATCGACACCTCGTTCGCCGGAATCTCCAGCGTCTCGGGAGTCACGATGACGCCCCGGGCGCCGATCCGGTCCGCGAGCAACTGCCAGTGGTCCACCGCACCACCCTGCTTCGGGCCGAGAACGACGCGCTGCGGAACGCACTGATCGACGACCAGAACGAACGGCGCCCGCGCATCGTCAACGCCTTCGGGCAGTTCGAGAATCTGCAGGCGTGCCATGTGCTGTACCTCCCGTGTCGGGTGCCCAGCCGGGCGACCCGTGTCGGGGCGCTACAGCAGAGCGTCGATGATGTGCTGCACGTCCCCGAGCCGGTTCGGCGTGTCGCCGAACGTCCGCCCCGTGACCGCGATGAATCGGCCGGTCCCGTACAGCTCGACCGAGCCCGGACCGACCGCGATGCGCCGGCCGTGCGGCAGCGACCCGCGCCCCCACACGTGCAGGCCCGTACCGGACCGCGACACTTCGACCCACGTCGCCCCGGCCGCCTCGACGATCCGCTGCGCCCACGGAAGCAACTCGCCGTCGGCGTCGAGCGCATGGTCGAGGTCGAGGCATACGACGCCGTCGCCGTCGAGGACGAACCCGAGCCCGGCGCCGGCCGTGCTCGCTGCGGCGTCCGCGTAGCGCGACCAGGTCGACGAGTCCGTGCTGCTCGCCACCGCGCCGCCGATCGTCAGCGGCACCTTCCGTGCGGTGTGCCGGACCCACCGGGGCCGGCTCGTGAGCTCGGCCGGGATGGTCTGCCGCGCCCGGCACGCTGCAGTGCGGCAGCGGCCCGAGCAGTACCGGGCGTGGCGCCGGGCGGTGATCGGGAGCGGGCCGTCGCAGTGCTCGCAGGCGGGTGTCGTCATGCCTCAATCATACCCGCCTGTAACGCTTTTAGGCGGCTGACCTGCGGATACGTCCAACGGATAGGTGGGGTCGAGCGGCTGAGAGGCGATCTGCGGACCCTCGGCCGCCGCCATCAAATC